GTCTTTCTTCTAGATGTTGCATGTTCGGCAGCATGCGACAAGGTTATCAGGATCATCCGACCCACCACGCTTCAATGGGATGATGTGATCAACCTCGTTAGCAGCATCACCACAATAGTGACAAGTGTAAGCATCTCGACTGAGGATACGCAGTCTCAGCTTCTTCCACCTATGGTCACGCCTCGACTCCTTAGCCACTAATGGAATCCTTTGGTCTTGAAATGTTTTAGGGCTTGGCATACTGAACCATAACGATTCTCGATATAAGCCAGTCCCCACCTAATCTGCTTCTTGTATCCAACCTTTGCTAAATAGGTTGAACGGCCTTGTGGTATTCCATAGTGAGATCCGTTTCTTGCGTTTGGTCTCCAGTTGCTTTCCTTCTCATAAAGCTCTACCAAACACAAGAATTGCTCCCAATCTTGTAACTGATTGTGAGCGTATAGCTTGTAATTCATTGGGTCTTTGGCAGGTCGCGCATGCGACATATCTGCACTTAGCATAAATAGACAAAAGACTATTACCGAAAATAGTAATAGCCGGGCCCAATGCGAAGGCGCTTGTCCCCGAGCGTCTATAGTCTCGGGGCTGCGACTTAGCATAGCGAGCTTGTCAAATATCATAAGCATGACCTTTCTGATAATCTCAATATATGGACTGTGATGTTGGTCACAGTAATGTTATGCAGCCAAGTCCTTGGGGTAGCACCGTTCACACATCTCGCGTGAGCCATGGATCCACACCCCACACATGATGCACCTAGTCACATTCTTATCGCTTGCCATACCCACTCGCTTTCAATAAATAAACCAGATCGGCCAGGCGCACGATGCCCACCCAATCGTCGATGCTGGCCTCACCCTGACCGTTCATTCTCATAACGGCCACTCCCAGTCCTGTTTCTTTCGCTCTGGCTCTAAGCTGTGCCATAGCAGCCAAGGGGCTGAACCCGGCTCGAGCTTTGACCTCGATGTCCAGCCCTTCAATACCCAAAATATCGCTACCTTGAGCTGACGAAGAAGTGACATGTGCGGTCTCAAAGCCATGATGAACCAGATATTGCGCCACAAGTTTCTCAGTCTCACGGCCTCTCACCTTCCTACTCACGATCCCACGCCTTGTCGTAGCATGGCTCACATGCCCAGTTATAGTCAGTCGGGTCATGAGCAGCCATCTGGACTTTGTATCCGGCATAGCTCACAAGCTGCTTATCGCACCAATCGCATTTGACTGGATAGCCGTTCGGTTCTCCGGTTCGATCCTCCATGGTCATTGAGCTGCCTTTCCCTCAAACACCCACTTGCCCTGGACTTGCTTTGCCCATTTTGCTTGGCATTGCTCAGCCTTGGTCTTAGCTATGCAGACAAAACCGTGATACGGCCCTTTTGCGCTTGTGCCTTCCTTGAGGAGCATGGCTCCATGCTTGCAACTAAAGCCCACGACTTCGGCATTGAACGCCTTCATAATGTCGGTGGTATCTGTAAAGGCCTTCGCCTCTTGCTCATCTGGCCAGACATAGGTTTCCGGCTCGTTAGGCAGCTCCTTGACCGCTTCCGGTGCTGGCTTCCATGGATGCTCAACCTTGTGGCTTCCCTCAGATTTCGCTACCTGCACCATTGAGTCCTTAGTCGCGGTCTTATCGGCAGCCTTTAGAAGCAGAATGCACCTGCCAATCACGCTCGTCGATGTATCTTCTACATACCAGCGTGCCATGTTTTTCGGGTAATCTGCTGCTTTGCCTCTGGCGTAGTTTGTGACCGCCGGGTTCTGATCCTGGGAGTCACGATAAAGATCGCAACGAATGAGAATCTCTTGGCTATCCGGATCGAAATGCTCCTTGACCAAGTTGATCCGCCCAGCTGGGAAGTTGTCTTGAAACCACTTGTTGAGAGTCGCCACATCTTCATAATTGTCCAAATTCCATGCCATCTATCTTTTCCTTTCCTTGCGCGTAATCAAGCTGCTGCCTGAATGTCCAAATTGTGCCATCATGCCAAGTCTGTGCCTCGTTAGCATGGGGCTGGCAGTAGTATCGTGTCCTGCCCTGACGGTCATGGCTTTCCGAGATCACCGCCCATACCGCTGGGGTGCGATGTAGGTCATTCGTCTCCCGGTAAGCCTCTTTGCAGATTGAGCACCACACATTCCTCGTCTGGAGCTTCCTAATAGGCATCGAACTCGTAGGGGTCGGTGGTTGCCAGTTCGGCAGCCAAACTAAGGTAAGCGACTCCATCGACATAGCCATCTCGACCTGAGTGGCCGGGTGTCTCTGCCAATCGGCTGACCTTGACGAGCGCCATGCATATCGCTGCCTGATCCGGTGTGATTGGAAAACCCAGATAAGCCGTCCATAGGTCTGCAATCCGTCGATGATTGACATACGGATGTCCGTAGATCGCTCCTCGACTTCCTCTAATAGCTCCAGCCTCATCGAGTATTTCTTGCGCTTTGATTGTTTTGGGTGAGTCGCTTTCCATCCTTGAAACCTTTCCAGTAGAAGTTTTCAGTAATAGCGGTATAGAGCAATCCCAGGATTGGGATGGCTATGAGTGCAATGATGTAATAGATCCATAAAGGGTCGAATTCCATGACCTTCATGCGTTCACCGCAATCCGGTTATTGAGTTCAGCTTTCATGAAGTTTATTTTGGTCTCCATAATCTTGATCAACTCCATGGCTTGTGCGTCGTCACCATTGAGGTGCGCTTGCTTGAACTGCTTGGACAAGGCTGACAACTTGTTAGCTGAATTGACTAGATATGTGCTGGTCATGATTGGCTCGCTTCCTCAGCTACTTGGCTTCGCTGATGAGGCAGACAATACGCCTATCAAGTCCTGGATCAAGCCTAAACAGGCCTTTTCTTGATAACGATTAGATAACGATTACCGGTAATACTTACCCTCAAAGACAAAGCTGCCCTCTGGGTTCATCGGCACATTGACCGGGTAGAACTTGGAGCCGTTTAGGTAGCCCACGGTGAACCCCGGCTGCCAGTTGGCGTAGCCCTTGGTGTATCCCATGCCTGGACTAGCCAGATCCACTAAATTGCCTACCTCCACACCCCATAAAATACGGCCGTAATTGCCCTTATACGCCTCGCTGACGGCCGAAATCCCTAGTCTATGAGTGTGGCCACATACCACCGATTTTCCTAGCCTTAGAACGCCATTTAGAGCCGTTTGACCGGGCTTTGAGGATAGGGGTATGGAGTCCCCATGGATGGCAACCCACCCCGGTGCGAAACCTAAGCCCTGGGGGTGATAGTTGATGCCCATCTTGTCGTAGCCCATGAAGCGGTGATAAGCCATCTCTGGGAGCTTTGTGAAGGCTGGAAGCCGATTCATGAGGGACTTGTAGACCCTAGCCCCATGGTTGCTGCCAAGGACATCTGTAACCCCTAATTGCTCTAGGATTCCCTGAGTCCATGTCCGGTCATCGTCGATGTTACCCATGGCTTCTTCCAGGGTATTGGCTCCGTTGCGTAGCTGAGGAAGGTCGATTTCATCACCAATCTGGATAATGCGGTGAGGCTTCCACTTAGCAAGAAAGCGAGCCATGGAATTCACCATAGACTCGCTGTGATAAGGGACTTGCAGATCTGGGACGAATGCGATTCGTTTAGTCGTCATCCTCATCCTCGTCGTCATAGTCAGGATCGCCGGGCGTAGGGAATACCCAATCCGGGAGCTTTTGGTCTATGAGCCAGCCTTGGATAGTGGCATCATCAAACCCTGCTCGTTTCATGGATTGGGATATTTCATAAAGGCTAATTGCCCATTGGTCTAACTTGGTGGGTGGGGTAGTTCGCTTAGCGGCGCGTTCCTTGTTTCTTCTTAGCGCGGCCTTTTGTGCCTTTGTTGGCTTTGCCATATCCAACCCCCTTGGATAAAAGTGTCTCATAGATAGCCGACTGTCTCTCGACTAATATCTCTTGTGTCGCCTCTAATTTGTCAATGCGTGAGGAAAGGGTAGAACCAATCTCATTGACGAATTGGCGAACCATCCATCTCAGGGCTGTCAGAAAGCTGGCTGCAATCGCAACCATCCCGGCAAGAACACCGCCCCATTCCGCAGGGCTCATTTGACAGGCTTGGCATATCCAAACACGCCGGCTAATACGGCGAACAAGATTGCCCGATAGTCGAGGTCGAAGTTAGATCCAGCCCAAGCGGCAAGAAATCCACCGAGAGCCATGAATATGGGGTGCTTGAGATAGTTAGACAAGATCGCCTCCTAGTAACGGGACATTGAAGAATCGGCCGTCTTTGTCTCCGGCCTTGGTAAAACTTATATGCATGTGTGCTCGGTGCGGATTAGAGCCACGGTACTTTCGCCATTTCCAGCGCAGTATTGGACTGCAAATTCGTCCATCGAAAATAATGTAGGAGATCCTTCGATCACCGCGTTTGGCATGTATTCGAAGCTGATCAGCCAGGTCATGCATTTGCTCGTCTCGTCCCAGGTGAACTGAAACATCCAGGGCACGAACCCAGCCCTCAGAGTCCGGAATGTGGTCAGACTTAGGATTGTCGCGATAGTGCCTGGCATCAGCAACCCATCCATCTGGCCTTCGACGGTCAGGAAACGAGTCATCTAGCTGCTCCCTGAGTTGAATCCCGGCTTTGCATAGCTTAGGAGAGGAGGAGTTTGGCATCGTCCTCGGTGATTCCTAGCTTGGCGAGCAGTTCGGCTTTCTTGGCTGCCTTTGCAGCTTCCTCAGCCTTGCGAGCTTCCTTAGCCTCAGCCGCAGCCTTGGCATCTGCCTCGCGCTGTAATAGTTCTTCCTCAGTCAAAGCAACCTCGGAAACTTCCCCGGTTTCGCAATTGACGATTAGTTTCGTTGCCATGTGTCTCCTTAGGATTTCTTGATGCCGTATAAAACTGCCGTGGAATACTGCGCAAGGTTTGTTCCCGATCCTGATTTGAAAGTGAGTCGCGTAATTGCCGCCGAGCTAGACCATAGACCAGCAAGAAAAATAGCGTTTGCGGATGTTGCGTTGTTTTCACTTACTCCATCCACACTAAAAGATTTATTGGTACTTCCAGCATAATTAGGAAGGTAGATAAATGCGCTGGCAAAAGTGCTGGCTGTATAATCTGCTCCGGCGTTGGAATATACATAGGCATCAGTTCGTGAATCGCTTGAAGCCGCCGATCCGTTACCAAGTAAACGACGGGATGACCTATTGGTAGTTACTCCGTTGATCTCCATATTGACTGCTGGCGCTCCGTTTGTTGAAGCGTCGCGAGTGCTAATCAATACGGCAATGTCATCGTAGGTAGCAGGAATGTTATCGAAATCAATTGAAGCGGATGATCCACCGGAAAGACTGGCACTAGCAATCTTGTTGTATGTAACTGGCATGTTAGGCCGCCTTGATTCCGTAGAGGGTAAAAGTGGAGCCGGAGAGAAAAGTCGTCGAGTTAGACAAGGTTAGAACAATAGAGTTAATAGCCGAAGTGTTACGCCATAAAACGACCGAAGTATCTGCCTCTCTACCAGCCGCACCGCTCCGCCCGATAATCGTTTTGTTGGTCGTCGTGTTCGAATAGTTAAAGAAATTGATTAAAGTAGTTCCGGTGATGTCGTTGGGAGATCCGGCAAGGCTAAATCCAGCCCATCCATAGGATTCGCTTGATCCTCGTCCTGATTGAGCGGCAGTCCCATTACCACCCAAATGAGTGTGCGAATAACTTGCAGTCGAGTCTGAATTCAATCGGAAATAAAGCACCGGTGTTCCAGTAGTTACGCCAAAGTTTCCAACTATCAATAGGTCTGTGTAATTTGCACTAATTGAAGAAAAGGTAATGCTCGCTTGTGCGCTTCCAAGCGTAGTCGTACCAAGATTTTCGTATGTTGCTGGCATGGGTTAGCCTTTGATTCCGTAGAGGGCGAAATGGGAATACTGGACAAAGTTTCCGCTGAATGCGGTAAGTGTTATTGAGGTAACGGCGTTAGTATTTTTCCACAAATTAGAACCTAGGTAAATTCGTCCATCGCCGTTAGAATCAAATCCTTGTAATGCCCTGACGGTTTTGTACTTGTTGGTGTTGGCATAGTCCAAAACATCTACTACATAACCGTTGAATACATTGGCGGTAAAATTGGCGTTTACCATTCCATCATAACCAGAGTCGTTGGCTCCGCCGCCCGCGCTTGCGCTTGATCCGTTACCGCTCAAACTATGTTTTGCGTAATTTGAACTAGTTGTATCAGCATTGAGATTTACAAAAAAGATTTGCGCGCCGCCGCCACTATTTGAGTTCCTGCCGATACCGCGGATCTGGAGGTGCTGGAAAGTGGAGGGAATTGCAGAGAAAGTAATCGTCGCGGTTCCGCCTGCTCCAACGGAAGCCGTAGCAATCGACTCAAAATCGCCGAGAGCTGCGGCATCCGCATAAACACCGGCGAGGATATTGCCAATCACTAGCTAATGCCTCCGACTACGCGCCAAGTGTTAGCAGCGGTCTTGATGCAGGTAGCAGCCTTATGCTGAGCCACCGTAGGTGATGCGCTGGTCGCACCGGCTGAGGTCACGGTCGTAGTGCCAGGGGTGACGGCGTTGATGGTCAAAAGGCCAGCACCGGTGTTGAGGATTGTGACGGCAGTCCCAATGCCGAAATTTGTGGTCGCATCTGTAGGAATGCTTACGGTCTTGGTCGAGGCGTTGCTCGTAAGGATGAGCACCTGATACTGGTCTGTTGAAGCCAGGGTGTAGGTTGCACCGGACTGGGTGTTGATTGTGAACTGAACCAGCTCATTGAACATAGCCGCCGATAGGACATCGCCGGTTGATGCTGGAAAGCCTGTTGCCATGTGTATCTCCTATAGGGTGCTAACGCCCAGTTTACCATAGGTGGAATTACCTATGATGAAGCCGGTGATGAGTGGATCCCCGGTGGCGAAGGTAGTAATCCAGCTCCGTGGGGTGATTTGATGTTGAACGCCAAAGATTTGTAAGTCTTTGATAAGGGTCGAACCGCCAGGCTGGTAGTTCGTAATCCTGACGGCATCGAGGAAATCCAATCCAAGGGCAGCGATAATTCCAGCCGAATAGTTTGGGGTGGTCAGGTCAAGGCTCATGGCATCTATGCGAATGGTGGTGTCTTTGCGAGCTGACACATATGCCTTGGCAAGATCGAGGGTTGCCGCATCGGTCTCGTGCAATAGTTCTTCCCTAGTAATCGTGTGAGGAAAGTAGGTGTCAATGGAAGTCTGGTTGGTGACGGTCTGGGTCGTCCCACCGACTCGCTTGAAGTTCGCCACATTGAACACCAACTTGTCATCAAATGACATTTTGATGTCTTTGTAGGGGATTGTTCCCTGAGGATCGAACTCGGTAGGTGTCTCGCCTAGGGCTTCGATGGCATCGGTTCTTTGACGGAAAACCACCTTGCCATCGGCTGACATGTAGAGAGCACCGAACTCGGTAAATTCGACCGTCTGTAAGGCTTCCAAGACTGACCTAAGGGTTCCCGGATCTGCCTGGACAGTTATGTTTCCGGTGTCTACATCTCGTTGGCTGGTGGGGAATCCGATAGTGGTGAGGATGTCACCGATTCGGCTTCCGGTTGTTTCCCCTGCCGTGGCTCCTGTGACGGTGGTGATGGCTGACTTGTTGAACAAGGTGAAGGCATCGGTCGCCTGTATGTCGATGTAGCCGATTTCTTCATTCTTGGGGTAAGAATAGTTATAGGCGGTCGTATAACCGGCGAAAAGAGGATAATCCACTTCAAGATACTGGCCGACGATTCTGAGCTTCCTGAGGGGCTGTAGCTTGCCAAAATAAGGGCTTGCAGGGTTCTCCGGTGACCAGTCTCCATTAGGGTCATAGACTCGCACCGAGCAAGTGCCAGCGTTGAACTTGTCTTGCAGGAAATCCCGACCACGCCGAATGTTGATAAGCGCCGTCTGAGAAGTCAGATCGACGACTTCGCTGGCAGCACCACCGGATCCCATCTTGTCAATACCAAGCTGGCTCAATCCGATTTGGAAGGGTGGATCGAAGTTTGGTCCAGAGGAGAAGTCGAAATAAACAAAGAGTTGGACTGGATAGGTCACAGGGTAGCCCTAGCGGTTGTTCTAAACCAGTTCGTTGAATATCCAGAGGATGAGGCTTCGACTACGGCATCCACTACGGCTTGCTTTGTTTCAGCATCAAGGCCACCGGTTCCCTGAACATAAACATTGACCGTGCTGGAAGTCTGTTGAGGCGGCATTCCTAAAATTCCACCATTACCTACTGAACCATAATCAAAGTCTGGCACGGCAAAATTGAAGCCGGGATCGGTAAAATAAGCAGGTGGGTTCTTGCTAATTGACTCAACATCTCGATTTCCAAAAATGGATTGACCGGTTGTTTGAGCAAGTTTTTCTCTAAACTTATCCAATTCGCTCATCCAGTTGGCAAAAGGATTGTTGGTCAGTTGAAAGTCTTGAAGCCTTTTCAGTTCCTCTTGAGACTTTGCCAGCTTGTCTGCCAAGGTTGCTGCCCGGTCTGCATTCTCGTTGATGAGTGCCTTCTTGAGCTGAAGGCGAAGGATTTCATTCTGGGATAGCTTCTCGTTGGTCAGAGCCGCTTCAAGGCTGATTAGCTCGTCATTGAAGGTCTTACCGGCTTCTTCGAGCTTTTGGGTGTCTTTGCTGATCTTATTCTGCTTGGTCTTTTCAGCCGTAATCTTCTTCTCGGTAATCAGGGTGCGTGACCGTGCCATGCCTTGCTCTTTGGCATTGGCTCGGGCAATCGCCTCAGCTTTGGCGGTTTCGCTTGCGGTAATACGCGCTCCGCGTTGTTCCCATCTGCGAAGCGGAATCTCAGCGAGAGGAAAGCCTCTCAAAATACTACCTGCCGAAAGGTTCGATCCGCTTGTCAATCCTCCCAGGGTTTTGACTTCTCGAATAATATCGGCAATACCAAGAGCCACATTACCGGTATAGGTAGCCATAGCCTCAAACTTGCTGGCCAAGGCCGGGACACCGGTTTCCTCGTCCAATAACAATTCAATAGACTTGACAAGTTTCTCGCCAAGAATTTCCTGAGCATCTTGAGCGGCTGCGCTAAGGATCGCTACCTGGCCAGCGTAGGTTCCTGCGGCTCTGGCTGCCTGACCTGCGAATCGGTCGGTCAGTTCCTTAGTGATTTCATTGAATGACTTACTCGTCAGGTCTGCTTTGCTAAGTCCTATATTGAGTCGAGTAAGGCTGGTATTCGTTCCTAGGTATGCCCGGCCTAATGCCTGGGTGACTGAGGAAAGTGATCGACCCGTGCCAGCCGCGATGTCAAGCGATAAGGCTAGGAGCTCTTGAGAGAGTGCAAGATCCCGGGTGCTGGTAACAAGTTGCTGAAGGGCTGGCCTAAGTTCGCCATCTGCGACACCGGTGGCATATTGAAGTTGCTTGATGTAATTCTCGACTGGTCGGACATCATAAGCAAGGCCAAGGTTTGAAAGATTGGTAGCGAGTGCTTGGACTGCTTTATCTTCCTCGAGGAATGCCTTGACCGAAGCCTTGCTGAACTGGGTGATCTTGCGAACGCTGAGGGCGGTTCCCAGGGTTACTGCGAGGCGCTTGAGCCCTTTGTCTAGAAGGCTGGTCTGCTTTTGAGCATCCTTGAAACCTTTGGCATTGAACTCGGAAATAATCGGGATTAGAATGCTCATCGCGTAGCCGCCTTATATTTGTTCGCTGCCGTCTCTATGGCTCGAAGAATCGCATCTCTGGCTTTTCCCTGATTGGCGTTGAGGGCTGCATACATCAAACGACCACGGCCTTTGCCAACTGGTTTGATACTTCCAAACTCTCGATCAAGAGCTTCAATAAACTGACGGCCAGCCTGAGGGTTGTTTGATTGGCTTCGTGAATCGCCATAAGGGTGCTTAGTGCCAGCGATTTCGGCAATCGCACCAATGGCAGATTTATTGAGCAAGGAATATGCCGCCGTCCAACCCCGGGTATTTCCACGCTTGCGAGCCAGCGAATAGGTCAAGCCTCGACGGATGGTGCTGGAATTGTAAAGGGGAAAGGCCCTAGATCGATTGGTGCGACTTACGCGCTCACGGCCGTCATCCATAGCACCGGAAAGGAAGGATTGCGGAACCATGGTCTTGGCTTCGTTAGTGATGCCCTTGAGTTCGCCACCGATTTCGCGGTTCATTTCTTTGTAGAGGTCAGGATCGAACTTGCGAAGGGCGCGTTTGACTTCATTTACGCCTTCGACCCTGATTGGCATTGCTAGCCACTCTCGCTTTCTCTTTCAAGTATGCGAGAGTTGCCCGGAAGATTCTCTCATCCATGGCCAGCCACTCGCTCGCCGGGATTCCTGTCTCTATCTGAAGCTGAGCAATCAGGTAGGTGACGGAATCCTTATCTATTTTGGGTCTGAGTCCTCGACGACATCAACGCTTTCCAGCGTGGCTACGAAATCCACGCCAAAGGGTTTGACGGACTTCCCGGATCGCCTGAGGGCTTCCCATGCCAGCCAATAGAGATCGCTCTGTTGCTCACGCTCACGAAAGGCTTTGTGAAAGCCGATCTTGTGATGTTGCTCGAAAGCGAACTCTATTGCCGGTGTGATCTTATGTTCAGTTGTTTCGCCGTCCGTTTGGACAATCTTGAGGCTCGCCATGTAAATCTCCTACCAGGTTCCGGTATCAGCCACCGTGACTGCACCGTTGATGGTGAATGTTACATCCTGGGTGCTGATGTCGCCGGTTGCTCCGTTGATTGGGGTCAGGTTATTGACAAGAATGTCAAAAGTGTAAAGCTTGTTGCCGTCTGCAACTGCCGAGCTGGAATCCTGAATCATCTTGACCGCTGCGGTTGTGCCGAAGTTGGTGAGCAAGCTATCAAGAATTTCCGAGCTTGCTGGGTCATTGAGGAAGGAAAGGGTCAGGGTTCCTGTCTGGAGTCCCTTGACATACTTTCGCCCGGTGTCACCCATAGCGGTAACTTCAAGCTCCTCGAATGCGTAGTTGAGGGTTGCGGCGGTGACGAGATCGCTGAAATCGACAGTAGCAATCTTGACCCCGACCTTGTTATTCAGCGTGATCGCCATTTGATTCTTCTTTCTTCTTGGGTTTTGGTGCTGGTTTTGGTTTTTCGATC